ACGGTGGGGTTTGAGAGGCAGGCGGCAAGGACGCCGGCTCCTGCGTCGGGCTGCCGGCGATGTTGGGCCTGGTAGATCATGTTGACTGGGGCACCGAAGAGGTCGAAGACCGGGTGCTGCTTGCTCAAGATGTACTTCCCATCCCACGCGATGCCGGCGTGGATGGAGAGGTTGTAGTCGAGTACGTTCAGCATGATCTTCGTTGCGATAACAGCCCCAGTTCTAGGATCGAAAGCAGTGACGTAGCATTGCGGGCTACCCCCAGAAAAGCCCTTCAACGCGAGGATGTACTTCCCATCGTAGGTGATGGACCAGTAGTCCGTGCTGAGGCCAGTCACGAGCCGGCGGATGAGGCCCCCCGTCTTCCGGCTGTACTTCGAGATGGCACAAGTGGGAACCGCGTCGTTGGCGTAGTAGTCGAGGCCCCAGATGTACTTCCCGTCCCAACAGATGTCCCGGAACCCCCCGTCGCTGATGATCCCCGCGTTGATGTTGCGGATGATCGAGCCAGTGCGGGGATCAACCACTACAAAGCGTGCGGAGGTCCCGAGCGCCGGATTGGGCTCGTCGGTGCAGAAGATAAGGTACTTCCCATCGTAGGTCACACCCGTCACGTTCTGGTCTTCCGCCCCTGATCCAGGAACGTAGGTCCAGTTGAAGTTGCGGATGTTCCCGGTGCCGAGATTCGTCCCCCGGCGGTGGGATTTCCGTACTGTGACGGTGCGGTTTGCCATTAGTTGCCGAGGTAAATCTTCGTGTTGCTGACCGTGAACTTGGTGCCGGCCCCGGTACCACCCGCCGAAGTCACGAGCACGCGAACGAAACGGTCGAGGGTGCCGAGGGTAATCGGAATAGCTTCGTTGATCGCGGTGGCGCAGACTGTATCGTCGTAGCGAAGGTCCTGGAGGTAAGTGGCCCCCGGCTTGAACCAGACGGAGTTGTCAGGCGACGTTTCGATGTCGAATACGATGTCGGTTGGCGTGCCGGTGGACTGGAGGGTGAACGTGAAGGTCGCGTGCCGGAAGCGCCGAACGTCGATGGCGCTTGAAGTCCCGGTTTCGTTCGCGGAGTCGTAGTCCTTGCTGATTGTGTCAACCGTCTGCACAGTATTCTTGTGCTGGTCGGCGACGTGCATAGCTACATCGTCTGCATCCCCCAGGTCGTCGGAGGCGTGCGTTTCGGAGGAGATCCGCGTCCACGTCGGAGTGCCGGTGCGCGTGTCTTCGGTGAGGGCCATGACACAGGCACCCACCTTAGTCGTAGTGGGGTTCGAGTCGGTATCACCAAGGGCTGCTGCCGCTGGAAGTTCCGAAAGGCCAATCTCTCCACCCGAACTGATGTCGAGGCGGTTGGTATCCGTCGCGCCGACGATGCGGACAAGTTGACGCCGGGCGGCGTCGATCCTCGCAACGGAGAAGTTGTTCTCAGTCGCCGAAGCAGCGAGGGTCTCATCAACGATGAAGCCCCCCGGCACAACCCGGGAGGTGCCGATGGTGTACGCGCTGTTATCCGCTACGTCAAAGGCAACCCCGCTCCCACCTACGGTGACTAGACGGCCAGAGCTATCCGTAAGGAGGACTTGGGCGTTCGTTCCATCATGCCCTGCAACCACGCGCGCCCGCGAGTCCGCATTGAAGGTACTGCCATCCGCCACGAGGTAAGCGGGGATAACATACCCCTCTTCTGAGGTAACGCGGATCGCGCGTGCGAAATCGGCGGTAGCTGGCGGCCCAACGTCTACCTGAGCAGCAAGGGTGTAAACGCTAACAGTTTGCCCACCAGCAGATGGCGCCGCGTGAGCAACAACGACCATCCCTTCGAGTTCCGCCTCAGTCCATGGGGCGAGGGTGAAGTTCGAATTCTGTTGGAGCGAACAGATGTTTTGGAGGGCGGTGGCACCCCCGATAGCCCCGGCGGTAAGCGACGTTAGGCTACCCGCAGGGACAGCGTTAGATAGCCCGATCTTAAGGAATGAGTTGTAGTTGCCGGCGGTCGAGCACCCAACGATGCTGCCGAACTGCGCGCAGTTGATAGTGTGCGTGACAGCGGCTTGGGGCGTCTGAAGGAAGCTTTGGTTCCGATCTCCGGTTCCGGTGACAGCAATAAACGAAGCAGCATCATGTGGGGCGGTGCAAGCCTGCCATCTCGTGGCGGCACCAGTAAGGCCCCAGCTATCTGCAATCACACCATCCGAGGAAAGCGGAATAGCGTATACCCCACCTGGAGGCGGGTAGTCCACAACGGACGTGCTCGCCCCAGCTTCGAGCATGATATCGTCCACGAACATCGTGTAGGTCCCGGCGACAGACGTAGACCCGAAGAGGATGTTAAGGACGGTGCCGTTAGCTACTGGAGTAACGTTCGAGAATTCTTGAGTACGCTGGCGCCCATCCTCAGAGATACGGATGGAGTGCGACCCGGTGCTTGCGGAGGTATATACCCCTGTCAGTTCGTACCAGGTGTTAATCGCAAGGACAGTAGTGCCTGATACGCCATCGAGGGTCAGGATCCCGGTGTTCGACAGGTTAAGCTGAGACCGAACGGTTGCGCCGCTACGAATGGTAATGATCTGGCGCGCGGCATCAGGAAGCGCCGAGAAGCGGATCCACGCACGCCAGGCACAAGCGGCTACTGGTCCGGTAGAGGCGGTCTGTCCGTCCGCATCGAAGAAGAGGGCAAGGGAGAAGTTCGCAGCAGCAGCCCCACCCTTAGTGATAAGGATGGAGTAAGTCCCTGTCCGAACCGTTGAAGTCGAGAAGGTAACTGCCCCAGCGGTGGTATCGCCATTCAGGTTGAAGATGGCATTAAGTTCTCCACCTTCAATTCGAGTAATAGTGTGCCCACTTAGCGGGGCCGCAGAGGCAAGTTCCGTTGCGCGCCCGAAGGAAAGGATCCCCTCAGTCGCGTCATGGACCCTCTCAAACTCATCAACCTGGTTGGGGCAGCATCCTTCTCCATGGGTGCTCCCACTCGCGCCAGTATTCGTGGGTTGTCCCGACGCGAAGCCCGCTGCATCGAGCAGTCGGAGATAGCGGTCAATAACGAAGAGATTCCGACGCAAGATCGGATCCTTCGTTTCTGCGAGTCCTACTGCACCTTCGTAATTACGCACTTAGGTTCCTGAAGAGACGTCATACTCAAAGGCAAGATACGAGGTATCCGCCTGAGTATTGAGGACCATCCCGACCGCTTCTGCGCGGGCATGGAGTTCCATCTCGATAAGCTGGTTCTGCGAGGCGTGGGGGACATACGCCTTAGCGGTGTCCGTAGCCTTGGCCGCGTTCGACTTCCGCCGGGTGAAGGCCGCATTAAAGGTCCCCGCCCCATTGAAAGGTCCGGTGAGGATTCGCACGCGCTGGGCGTGGATCTCGGTGGAGAGGTTCGCTCCCTCGGGATAGATGAACCTGGTCTCTGCCACCATGGTCGTAGCCCCAGCCGTCACATCCTCTTCCTGGACAGAGTTCGTCGCCCCGAAGGCGCGACTTGAGTTGTTCGCATAGTCCGCTGCGCGTCCTTCGAGGGACGTCGGGCCAGAGACCTTGAGATATCCCCCATCCTTAAGGTGCTGGGGATGGTAGCTCAGGTGAAGAACCCTATCATTCGGGGCGCTCCCACCTGCGGAAGTGTAGTAGAAAAAGAGGCTCCAAAGATGTTGAACGTTAACGAGGAGGCAGTTAGGCAGGAGCGTCTTGTTCACCAAGGCGTCCCAATTAAGGTCCATAGTGAGAAGCTGCGTTCGAATTCCGTCTGTCGCGTAGAGCCCATCATGACTCACATACGCCACCCGCGAGTTCCCTTCAACGGGGGTGAAAAGGCACGCAGCGTCCGGCCCCACGATCCCATGGTTCGCGGAGATAATCTCGCGGCACCGTCCCCGAGAGAACTCGGAGTCAGTCTCGTTGGGTAGATAGTTAAGACGCCAGACCTGGCTCTGGAGGCCAATCACGCAAACCGCGTCAAGGGACCGGATACAGGTCACCTTATCCACCTGCTTCGTATTGAAGCCTACGAAATACAACTCGGGGAAGGAGTGTGGTAGCCCTGGGAAGGAGTACCGCACGAGTCCCGGGTTGGCGATATCATTCACCACAAGGGAGTCCTCGAAGACATCCCCTGTGCTCCAAGTCGGAGGCTCACGGTCGCGCGCGATGTTTACCGCAGCACTTCCAGCCACCGAAATAGTCAGGAAGGCGTATGGCGTGGTGCCCACTGTCCCCGGGTCCTGCACCTGGACAGGAGCAGGAGCACCTCCAGGGATAGCAATCTCATCGATCAGGAGTCCATTCGGGAAGGAGGTCTCATAGCTCCCAATGGAGGACCCAGACCCAACCGAAGTAATCCCTCGGTAGAGGCGCCAATGCGTGGCGTTAGAGTTATGAAGGACTAGGTAGTTTGCGCCACCATAATCGATGGTAACGTTAACCTGCCACTCATTCTCAAGGGCGTTCCCAATCGGACGGTCAGTGAGGATATCATCCCCAATGGTGGCTGACTCGATATCAAGCACCGAGTCATACTCAGTGAACCAATACTCGTACCATCCCGTTCCAACCGCAGACCAGTCTCCTCCTGTGGTGAGCGCACCCCCCGGACTGATTTCATCCGTATCCGTAGGGAACATCCCATGGCGATTCATCACAAGGGAGCTATTAAGAACCTGCGGGACATCAACTCCATTAGAGAGGAAGTAGGTATTGTCGAAGCCGATAGCTTCAATCCGAAACGCCCCGGAAAGTCCTGACCTAACAGTAGTCCATGCGCCTCCGGTCCCCGTCTGCCAGACAGTCCCATGCGCGACAATAAGTCGCGTAGTGGTCGTTCCATCGGCTTCAAAAGGGATCGCCCTGAGCCCAGCGATGTTCACCCCAATCGCCGTCCCAAACACAGCCCGTCCTTTGATAGGAGAGAGGGCATTATTGAAAGGGCGATAAAGGCCCGACTCAGCACGCACAAGCTCCCCCGGACCAAGTTCTGAGGGATCGCGCGCAGTAACGAGACCGTTAGTAAGGGGCTCAGTGTGAATCATTAATAGTACCAGCCATACCAGGCATCCGGGACATCGCCCGGGAACACGCGGTCGCCAGTAAACCCTGGACGGAAACCCTCATCGTTATCCGGCTGGACTTGGGATTCATCCAGCATGAGGGCGAGCATCCTGTCCGCCTTCCCTTGCCAGTACATGATACGCGAGTCATTCTCTCCATGGTTCGCGAGGATGTTCGCGCGTGCTTGATAGATGATCCACGCTTGGTATCGCTCTACGATATCCAGCGCCGTCCCGTCTACCGAAGGAGTAGCCATGAGCTTGTAATACTTGACCAGGATGTTCTCGACGGACGCGGGAGGCGGGAGGATCCTGATCTGGGCGACCGTGTTCGAAGACCGAGGGAAGATGTTATAGCCCCAAGGCGTCCGGTTCGAGGTCTGGTCATAGATCGACCGATCCCAGACCCGCTGTTCGATATACTTAAGGGGCCGCTTGTTCGTCTCAAGCCGGACAGAATAGACCTTCCTGAAATCAGCACTCAGATTGTATTCGTCCGTCCCGACAACCAAGGGGATAGTCTGTTCAGCCGTGAGCCAATCCAGGTCCTTGAGGTTGAGTTCCTCTACGACGCGCTGGATCTCAGCCCCCGCCTCAGTCAGAGCATCAGTGTCAGTCGAATTCCCAATGGTTTGCGCCACTTGGGCCTTAGCCTGAGCAAACGTAAGGATTGCCATTAAACTACCCGCACACAGCCATAGGACGTCCTGAGCTTCGGGCCGAATTCCTTGGCCCAACCCGGGGTGCCACCCAGGTCACACGATTCTACGCTCTTGATAAGGCGTTTCGCAAGTGGTACATAAGGCCCGTCATACGCGACGAGATAGCCTCTACCCTGTGCGTCAACTCCCCAAGCAACCAGGGCATCCCCATCTTCATACAGAGATACGCAGTCTGCCAAGAGCACACGAGATACATTACCGGGGGCCAGAGATCCGGCAAGCCGTTGAATTCGTTCATTGGTCTTTTCTACGCCCAACTCGGTGGGGGCGATCAGGCATGAGGGCCTGTTGACGAAGTAGGTATACCGGATGTGTTCCTTCCACACGACGCCACGATCGGCGCGCTCCAGGAAGGGCCGGATATCGATAAGGGAGGGGGCGTTCCAAACCACCGGCATCCCGCCGATCCCCTCGACCCAATCGAGGAGGGCGTGGGTATGGGCAGGCTTCGAGCGGGCGGAGAGGAGCAGACCTTGGTAGGGAGCGCAGGGGGTGTCAGAGAACTCTCTGGCCACCATCCCCGAGATTAGCTCCCCATTCTCAAAGGCCCCTATGACGACAGGGCGATCAGCGTTCAGCCACGATGAGCTTACGAACAGGCTCGTCTGGTGACTCGTCTGGACCAGCTTCTCCCACTCCGGGCTCTCGGGATTGCAGGGCCTTACTACAATGTTCACGGACGGACTCACTTGTGCTCCTTAACCAATCGATATACGGCCCGGTGGTGTAGCGGACGTCGCGGTAGGAACGAACCCAATCCTGGGCATTCTGGGCCAACTGCTTGCGGAGGGGAGCGTTCTCGATTAACTCAGACAGCTTCCATTCGAACTCCTTCGGGGAGGTATAGCGGAAGCCGGTCTCTCCATCGATGATTTCCTGGAACGGGCCAAAGTCTGCCCCGAGGGTTGCGGCAGGATTCCAAATCGCGGAGGACTCATAGAACTTGATGGCGGACTTGCACTCTGCAAAGGGCGTTGGGCGCAGGGCGCAGATGTTGATGTCGTGGTTGAACATCGAGAGGCGATAGGTGTACGCCTCAGGATCTACCCACTCATGGAACTCGATGTTATCCCCAAACCACTTATTGAGGACGGGGAACTCCTGGCCGAAGTAGACAAGCTTCGCTTGGGGGTACTTCTTCAGGACCTTCGCGAGGGGCTCCTTGATGGTATACAGGTCGATGTAATGCGAGGCGCCGCCAGTCCAGAGGATACGGACTTCGTTTGGGTGCGCGGCGAGATCTACCTTGGGGTAGAGTTCGAAATTAAGGGAGTTTGGATAGACATGGACGTTCTTTGCTCCATATCCACGATAGACTTCAGCAAGGGGCTCGGTTGAGACCACCACGCCATCGCACTCGCGCGCGATCCCCTTAAGCATCTCAACCTGCTCAAGGTTCCGCTTGATGTCGAAGGTGTTGGTCTTCCCCATCTCCTTGTATTCCTTGCCATCCTCCCACAGGGGAACGTGCTCACCCTCGACGTTGATACGCATGATCCGGTCGCCCGGCTCAAGCTTCTTACCCGTCAGATTGTGGGTCCCGGTATGGCAGAAGGAAGGATTGAACGGCTCGACCATCTCAAGGTGGTCGTCCGAGGAAAGGATAATCGCAGGGCGCGGCTCCATCATGGAGAGTTCGAGCACGCGCTTATGGTAATACTGATGGTAGATGTGGCAGTCAGCCTCAGCGAGTGCCGCGAGGCGAGCCTCACCCGAATCGTCCCCAGTGATAACCCCAGTGTCTACAAGGTACTGAAGCTGCCCCGCTCTATCGGCGAAATCAAAGGGGTTCTCCAGCCGGTACTTGTAGATCCAGCCCATCTTTCCAGCCCAAGGGACATAGACGTTTAACTTCCGAGGGAAGGTCCCAAGGGGCTTAAGTGCAACCTCATTTTCCAATCTTCATTCCCTTATATTTCCCGGTGCAATACTCCGGGTGCTTCTCAAACCAGGGCTCATAGAACTTAGGGTCTCTGAAGAAATTATGATCCACATAGTTCTCTAGAAACGCCACAACCTCGAAGGGGACCCTGGCTCTTTGGAACCAAACCTTCGAGTCGTTTAAGCCACGAATAGAGCGGACGTTCGAGATTATCCTGGCCTCTTCCATGGCCTCCCGAACGTCCGCTACGGCCTCTACGAATGTCTCAATCCCCGGGAGTTTGCCTCTCAGCGATTGGGCTGAGGTAACATCATCCACGAGGTCCTTAGTTAACTTCTGCATGGAAACCTTTAATACCCGATGTCCGACTTCTTCGGCTTCCGCTTACGCTCACCACGAAGGGCTGGGCCACGCGACCGGGCTTCGATCAGGCGGTCCCGACCCTTACCCGTCTTGCGGTCATACTCGCCAAGAACAAGGGGCTGATTGCTCAGCCCCTTCTTTTCCCTTGCGAGATCCTCTTCCTTTTCGAAGTTTGCGCGAGCTTGAGAACGGACGCTAGGCGAACGCCTAGCCATTGGACGAACTCGAACCCTGCACCTTACCATCACCCGACTCATGCCCCTTGCGAAGCACGCGGGAGTCCTTGTTAGGGAGGGTCTTGAACGCATCGTTCGGGGCGCTTGGAGGACCGCTTTCAGCAGTCGTCTTCGCCATTGGACCTTGACTCATCTTATTACTCCGCGCCAATCTTCCCTGGCGCTGGGTCATGCTTTGATGGCTTATTTTCGTAACGATACAGACCACGCCGGGGGCCGGGAGCCTGTGGAGTATCGGAGGGAGTTGCGTAACTCCCCCCGATATTCTGGTCCACATACCCCATCGGGTCCAGCGTAATCCCCCCGGCCCGAATCTCATCATACGGCGCGATGCGGTGCTGCCAAGACAGCCCGCCCTCTCGCCGCATTGGATTCGGATCCGAGTCGTCAGCCTTGTTTACTGGCTCCCAGGGCTTACGCTTAGGCATGGTTAGAGCGCCTGCACGTTAGCGAGCACGCCCAAGGCCGCCTGGTTACCGACCTCAAGGGTCAGTTCACCGAGGACCATACCTCGCGCGGAGTCGCCGCCCGGAGGCAACGGCACATGCTTGATTGGTCGGAGGAAGGCCACGCGAACCATTGGGCTCTCGATGAACCAGCACTTCCCACCAGTCGTGGTCGCAGCGGAGTCAGCAGCCTGCGGCACCCATCGGTTCAGCACGATCTGCTGAATACCGAAGTCCGACTCGTACATATCAACCGAGTTGATAAGCCGGCGGTCGGCCAGCGCGATGTTCCGCGCCACCGAGGCATTCACGATGAACGAGCTGATCTGGCGCTTGCCCTTCGAGTTCACATACACCGTGTCCGGGTTCCCACCAGTCGCGAAGATCTGCTCCAGCATACCGTTATACACGGCTTCGGAGATCGGGAACGACGTACCCGAGCCAGGCCCACCAATCGATGCAGCCGTGGTCGAGAAACGGTTCGTGGTGACGATGTTCTCCAGGGTCTTCATCACACGAGCGGCACCCGAAGCAGTAGCCGTAGTCACGACGGCGAAGAACGTCGCCTCGATATTACGACCAATTTCCTTCAGGGCCTTCATGATCTGATAAGCGTACTCATCCTGCACGCCAGCCGGATCCACCGCCCGCATGGTGTTCGAAACATCGACATCCTTGCGGAAGATCTGGGTCCAGTTGTTCTGCCGGGTCCGAGCCGTAACAGCGGTCGAAGACGAGAAAGCTCCGCCTTCCTCCGCACCGGCAGTCGAAGTAGCAGCCAGCGTATCAGTCAGCCACTCGTGGAGCGTGTGACGCGCCACAGTCTTAGGACTCTTAGTCAGCAACGGACTCTCGTGCGGGTCGATGTTGACGATGAGGTCAAGCAGATCCTCACGGTTCTGCCCACCCGACCCGAAGCCGCTGCCGAAATAAACGGAATAACCGTTTGCAGCCATTGTTAAATTCTACCTTCTTGCTGGGCCTTCAGATACACATCGGGAGGCGGCTCTTCTGGCCACCAAGCCTGGATCTTCGCGCCATTCACAAGGCGCTCTTTGACCCAAGCTGTAGCGTCACCAGTTTCTCTGGCCTTCTCCCACGTCTTTTCGAGACGGGCATCATGGTCCGCAGCGGGGTTTGGTTCCACTCGTCCTGCACCTCGGTTCGCTGGGAGCGCCGCGCTCTGGCGTGCAGCCGCTCGCTCTTCCCTAGCTTCCCTCGAAGCACTCTGGACGTCGGATTCTCTATTTTCGGCAAGGTGCCGCTGATACTCAAGTTTGACGTATCGCGCAGCGCCTTCAGGGTTTGCACTCACCATCGACTGGAAGGTGGTCTGAATCTCGGGAGTGTCACTGAGGAACTGACTGATAGCCGACTGATCCGATCCAAAGTAAGACGCCGCTTCGGCTGCCTTCAGGAGGGGATCAAGGATCTGCTGCGTTCTCTCTACCGCGCGCTGATCGATTCGTCTATCAAGGTCGTCGGCACTCATGCCAGCGTATGGGTCCTCGTCAGGTTCCCGCTCTTGGGTTTGCGCCCGTTGAGCAAGCATGGTTTCGAGCAACCGATTTCGTTCCTCCAGTGCCTTCCGTTCGGCCGAAGTCTTCTGCGAGAGGCGGAAGAGTTCGTTATAGCCAGATTCCAGGGCTTCGGGCGACTGGTACTTTCCCGCGTAAGTGCGGGGGCCTTGTGGGGTAGTCCCGTCAGGCATTAGCTGTCTCCTTCAAAATCCGGGTAGGCCGGAGGCGAAACAGGGGAATACCTTCCCCAATTCGCATAATGAACTAAACGTTCGTGTTCCTCATTATGGGCCTTCTTCCGCACCACGTCAAGCGTATATTGCTCAACCTCTTGGCGGGGCCACGTCAAAAACTGTTGAAGGGCCTTGATTCGCCCCCGTCTCTTGGCTGAACTCGGGGGTGGGTTGCCAATCCCAAGGATGTACTTGATGGACTCGAAGGCGCCCCGGTGGACGTCATCTCCAGTCTCGACAAGGGCTTGGAGTTCCGCAGAGATCTTGGCCTTGAGCATGGGCTCGATGAGTTCCAGCCATGCGCGCGAGGCAAGGAGGCCCTGGAGGGCCTGCTGTCGTTCCTCAGGGGTCATACTAATATCCACTTAGGGTTCCCTCAATGGCGCCAGTTTGCGCCTCGCCCCCCTGTGGGAGGAGCGACATCAGATCCACGGTGCCGCCACCCATCCCCGGGTTCGGCATCCCCATCCCGCCCTGAGCCGGCGAGCCTGGAAGCGCCCCCTGCTGGAGGGACATCATTGCTGCTTGCTGCTGAGGCGAGGGCTGGAGAAGTTCATCGATGTTTCCCATCTCGAAGGTCGCGAACATATCGCGGAAGAAGGCGGTCCAGTTCACCATCTGCATGGCAAAGGGGTTCGCCTGGACGGCGTTCAAGAGGAGGACCATGTTCTGCTGGCGGGCGGCCTTCCCAATGGTCTGGGTAGCCCCACGCGCGCGCACGTCGTAGTTGTGATTCAGGTCTGCGAGATCGATTGGGACCGACTCCGGCTGGAGCGGCACCCCCGAGATCGGGTCGATCAGGGCGTTTGTCCCGAGGATCCGAATCTCCTTCGGCGTCTCAAGGAACTGCTTGTTCAGCGAGACGAAAGAATCGGCCAGGGGTTCGATCCACATCTCTTCCGCGAATCGGCTTTCGAGAAGCAAGCGAACCGAAACGCTCTCCTGGCGCGCAAGGAACTCTCGTGCAGTCGTGTCCCCGGAAGACTGCTCCGTTTGGAGTCCGTCACTGATCCCCGTCCCATGCTGCATCATCCGGTGCAGGAACTCGACCTCTTGGTAGGCGTTCTGGATCTGGCTCAGGTTTGGGATGATAGGCATGATGGACTCGGCAGGGTTCCCATTGACCCCCACGAGCTTGCCCGAACGCATATACAGGTTCCGCGTGTCCACGCCCGCTTGACGGTTGTAGGCGAAAACTGGATCGAGGAAGATGTCCAGGGCATCGAGCTTCTGGTTTGCGATGCGGTTCATCGTGTACTGAAGCTTCTCAACCGACTCGACTTTCCCGATTCCATGGAAGAAGTGCGGATCCCGGAGGGGGCTGTATGAGCCGAAGGGCTTCTCCCCATGCCAGAAGGGATTCGGGGTGTTTCGGAGACACACCTGCCGGTTTGCGATGGAGATAACCCGCTCGGTAATAAAGCCATCAGGGCTCATCTCGGAGGGGACGGTGCCCCACATCTCCAAGATCTCGACAGGCTTCGCATATCGCTCCATCTTCTTGGTCTCGGTCTCCACGAAGGGGGATCGGATCAAGTTCGTTCGGGTGTTGAATTCCCGCTCAACCTCCCTCAGAAGCGACTTGTTCTTAAGCTCAAGGAAGGCAGTTCGATCGAACTCACCGGGGCCGCCCTCCTCCTTTGGTTTCGACATCTGGTCGATCTTATCGAGGTCCAGATAATACCGATGGATAACCCAATCCATGTCCTTGATCTCCCGCACGCCCGGCTGCGGGAAGAAGTCAAGGATATCAATCACATCCCATTGTGGACCATCGAAGGTCACGCGGTTCTCGGTGACGATCCGCTCCCCCCGAGTTCCGCTCATGGGGGCGTATTCAGCCTCTCTCCGGCGAAGGCGCTTGGTCTCATGGAGCCAGCCCGTCCGGTAGATGGCGGTTCCATAGAGGTCCCCAAGGAGAAACATATCCGCAGCCTTAGTAATTAGGCCGGCGTCCCTCATTTGCGCGCTTACGAGGAGTTCGTTCTTGCGTGCAGCCTGGGCGTCCTCTGGGCCGTACCCGAACATCGAGACGTAGGGCCAGACCCCGAAGGAAATATTCATCTTCCGAGCCACATCCGTCCAGACCGTCGAGAAGAGAAGGGGCAGGCTCACATTGTTCCGAAACGCCTGGAAGGTCCCCGTAGACCATCCCCTGAAGAGATCGTACCATCTACCCGTCCTGATGAAATGTGCGTTGTAGTTGTTCTTTGAGTGGTTCCAACGCGACATAACCAACTCAAGAGGACTAGGCGCGCCGGCAGACCGGGACATATCCGGCCGGGAGGAATCAAGCATTTGTGTTTATTCGCTTACGATAGGGGCCGAATGGTGAGCCCCACAGTTAGGACAGTCTAGGATGAACTCATTCCCTGGGCCATCCGTCCAACAAGCCTTCCAGGCTTCACCGCACTCCAGGCAAATCACGAGGGAAACGCACCACAACTCATCTGGATCATAGTCTTCTAACCCAGCTTCGTCAATAGGGACCTCAAGGATATCCTTAAGGGCTTCCGGGAACTCCACCTGGAACCAGTTGCTTAACATTATTAGGCACCTTTCGGCAAACGGCACGGATCCAGATGACCTTAAGGGGCGAGGGAGGCGACTCGCCGATAGTGATGTCGAAAGATGATTTTATCAGATGTGGATATAAGTCGTGGTACTCAGGTTTATTAGCTGCGTAATAAAGGAAGGTGTTTGGGTTCCAATAGGAGACGTGGGTGGGGTCCTGAAAGGCCCCTCTTCCATCGGTCGAAGGGACCCAAATCGATACCTCCCCACCCATCTTGAGGACCCTCCAAGCCTCGTTCATGGTGTGGATGGGGTCATGAAGGTGTTCGAAGATGTCCTCCGCGAGAATAAAGTCTACGGATTCATCCTCCCAAGGCCAGGCCTTCTCTAGGTCACAGACCACCTGAACACCTGGATAGGGCATGATATCCACGTTCGTATACTCAGGGCGGGCATGGTAGTTCGCCCCAAGGTTTAGGTTAAGCCCACCCTCAACAAACGGCATTGATAGCCTCCTGCACCTTGGGAAGGAGGATCTCCTCCCCTTGCGTTCCTACTACAAACCCCTTAAGGCGAATGTGCTCGAAGAGGTCCTGGAGGATATACACATCGTTCAAACAATAGTCAAAAAGTTCTCCAAAGCGTCCAGCTTGCGCAAGAGCAGGAGCAAATTCTCCCGATCCTGTCTTACCATAGCCAAGAGTTCGTCGGCAGATAGCGTCGAGACCCCAGGCGCCGTGCTTAGGCTTGCCAACAGATCGCGAGATGAGATCGCAAAGATCAAGATGTCTGGGGAGGACGAGGGGACGTCCGACGAGCGACGAGAGTAAGGGTACATCAAATCCTCTTCCATTAAAGGACACCACAACATCAGCGTCCTCAAGGTAGTTAACTAGGTTCTCTACGGTGTGTAGATCAAAGAGCCCAACCCGGGGGGTAGGGGCGGAGACAGTAACAGCGGCAGAAAGGCCGGCGTGGCCTTGGAGAACGTTCGCCCATCCTCCAACCTCAGTGTCGAGCTTGGAGATTTCGGTGTCAAAGAAGACGATCAACGGATCGGGTCGCGCATCCAACGGGTGGGTTCCTCATCTTGGAAGTAGGTGTCGTAGATATCTTGGGCGTCTGAGTTCGAGATCCGGCCCGTCTGGAGTTCCCTGTCCCATGGGCGCGAAGGTGGGGGTGGCGCTGCATCGGCGCCGGGAGGGAGCATCGGGCAATAGACTTCTGGGTGAAAGACGTCGGCTGCGCATTCAGCCCAGTCGTCGTGTTCGGAGACCCCAATACGGGCCATTTGCCACTTAAGTTGGTCAAGTCCCGGGGCGTCCTTGACGAGGAAGACATGCCCATCGACCCAATACCCCGCAGTCTCAGCGATCCGAGCGGTCTTGTTCGGTCCAGCGCGCCGGTTCAACTCAAGAAAGGGCGGCATCCACATCTGGGCATTCGAGAAGCACGACTGAAGGTGGTCCCTCCACACGCCTTCCTTCCCACCAAGGGTCTTGTCATCAGTCATCCAGCGGATAGTTCGACCAGACTTCTTATACCGTTGGACGATCATGACGAGCTTATCAGTGAAGTCCTCAGAGAGCCAGCGGTTCGAACCATATCCCTCGATGAAGTAGACCGCGCCATTCTGCGCATGGCCCCAGACCTCGATAACTGACTCATCCCCCTGGCCCATGCGGTCAGGGTGCTTGAACGCCGTATCACAATGGATGGTGTAGGTCAGGTTCTTGGGAACGTCCTTTCGCTCAACCTCGCACTCTTGGATCTGATCCCATGTAAGCGGCACCTGGTCTCCTGCGCCCGGACGAAGAAGGCATTGGGCAGCATACTCTGCCGGGTACTTCTTCCGGTAGTTATCAAGTTCGTGTTGGGGCCAGGACTTGGGCATTAGGGTCTTCCCGTCCTCCCCTGCGGCGGGCATGTAGTACATCCGCCACTTCCCGTCCTTCCTCAGGTGCTTCCGATACTCCATTGGGAGTTGCTGGCCGATAAGCTCCTTGATCCCGTCCACCACGATGGCGTTCGTCACGACGTCCCCATCGACATAGGGGGTCGCGCAGAGGATCAGGAGAGAGTCGTTCTTTAGGACGGGGAAGAGGGCTCCGAAGTGGGTGTTGGCGACTTGGATGTAGTTTCCAGACTCCCTGAGCTTATCTCGGGAGACGGGATCGTCAATGGTGATGTGGTCGGGATGGTCCCCAGTGGCCCCAGTATCAACAGAGATACACTCCAGGGAAGCTTCAGAGAGGGAGAGTTTGCGTGCTCTATGGACAAGGCGCTTCTTTGTCCAGATATCAGGTCCTTCCCACTTTCCATAGAGCCAGGTGAAGTATGCACAGGGGTCCTTCCCTTCCCAGAGGCGCTTGGCGATTTCCGCGAACTCCATGGACCGTTCCATGGTAAGGGAGTCAATGACCGAGGCCATGTCTGGCTCTTGGAGGTGGAGCCAGGCCGTGAACGCCTTGGTTACGATAACGGTCTTCCCCGAGTCCCGCGCGGCATCGATGAGGATATAGAACCTCTCCTGGTTCCCTGAGGCCCGCATTGCGAGCCACTCCCGGGCGACCTTCTCAAGCCAATCGCATAGAGGCTTGTGGATCTCCTCGTCCAGCCACGTTCCCTTGGGGTTCTTCTTGACACCAAAGGCGTAACAGAGGAAGGGCCAAAAGTGCTCCCGGCAGGCATCCGCAAGGAGGGACCGCTCAAGGCCAAGGGGCCACTTAGCAGTCGTGTCCAAAGCGCCTTCCAATGGCCTTCTGTCGCTCCTCGTTTTCCATCACCGCAGTCTTGTAGCGAAAAGACTCACAGACTTCACAAACCCAGTTCCATCGCTGGTTCCGGTGGCACTCGTTGAAGAAGTGATGGTTCCAGGCGTCCTCAAGCTCGGCCAAGGTGGCTAGCCCGGTAGGATTTGAACCTACATCTTCCTGTTTTGGAGACAGAAGCTTTGACATTAAGCTACGGACCAACTTAATAGGACTTCCCAGGGGATGAAGGGCGGGATCTGGCCTTCTTGGCCTGACTGAGAGCGATCGCAACGGCCTGCTTACGGTCGGTCACCAGGGGACCTTTTTCGGAGCCTGAATGAAGGGATCCCGCCGAAAACTCGCTCATGGTCTTTTGGACCTTCCGCTTGGCGGCAGCAGATGAAGGGGACTTTCTAGGCATTGGAGGCTCAACCCGGGGTGGTGTGACCACCCGCGCTTGAATGAGGGCTTCGTACTCCCCGAGGTTATCCTCGGAGACGATGGTTGTGTATAGCTCTTCCTCAAGGGCGACGATCAGGGTTTCCTCTATGGCTTCGTCATAGGCGTACATGGACTGTTCAAGGAGGACATGGAGGAGTTCATGAACCACGGCTCGGACGATACCCACCCGAGCAGGATCGACCGTGATCTGGATGGGCTTGCCGGTGGACCACTTGGTATGGGCATCGGCTTCCTTGCGGGAGGGGATTCGAGTAAGTGTGATAGTAAGGCGATCATCCTTGAGTAGTTTCCGAAGGTGCTTCAGGAGGCGGTGCTTCGACCAAAGGCGTTTGGACATCAGGTCCCCAAAGACGGGCGTAGGCGGCGTCCGTGGTTTCTCTACCACAGACTTCCATCAAGACGGCGAGGCGGGAGATTCGGTCCTCATCGGTGAGAGGCGGAGGTGGGCCAAAGGACTCGACAGGGCGGTGGATGGCCTGGAGTTCATCGAGGAGCTTGACGGCCTGGACCCGATACTGAGGGGGTCCTGCGGTCGCCATCTCGGAGAGGACCCGCAGCATCTCCTCAACGGGGAGGGTCCCTTCGCTCCTGATAACTGACAATCCATGTTCTGGGGCGGCCTTCGTCGGCCTTGGTTCCTTAGGGGGTTCTGGCTCAGGGTCCGGCGGAAGGGGTGTCGGATCCCAAGTTTGGTCTACATCGACCTTTTGACTCGAAACGAGATTGCAGAGATTCTGAATACTATCCAACTGAGTACCCCGGATCGCCTCAGCCAGTTCCGGGGATCTTTTGATGAACAGGGCCTTATACCGCCCCACTGAGCGGAAGCCAATCCCAAGGCGCATAGCGATTTGGCGGTCTGAGAACCCATGGCCAGGCCCCCCATTCGCTGCCTTGTACTTCGTCAGGAGCATTTCGAGCAAATGCTGTTGCTGCGAAGGAGTTAGCCGGACTCCGGCCTGCCGGGACAGAGCCTTCCCCCGGCCTCGGGACTTGTGTTTAGTGCGTGGGTCAATTTTCGCAGGGGTGTTTTCCTCAGTCATAACCTGGCAATCGTACTTTAGTCCGGGGCGCGAGTCAATTAGGGGATTATAGGAAAATTCTTCAGAGGGGCTCCCCCCTCCCTGCGTGCGCGCGCGCCTCTCTCCTACGTCATGCTAACACCATGAGTAGCCTACACCTACGATGAGCCCTCTCTGTCTCCCCGAGACCAGCGTGCAAAATGCCCCGCTTGCAATGGCATTTCACCCGATCGAGCGAGCGCGATTCGTTGCGCCACAACAAGTTACGACGGGCATGGATCTTGCGGAAGGGAGATGCATCGCTCGCAATTCCGTGAGCGAGAGAGAGAGTGAGAAACAAGACCATGCGAATCCTGCACCGATCGTTTCGCGCTCATCGGGGCGACAAGCGGCTAAGCGTAACACGCTACGGCATTGGCCTACGCTTTCGCGGTCGCATTCACGTCATCATCGTCCCTTGCCTTATCCGCAAGGGCTTTGGAGATAACTAAGCCATGATTCACTTTCGCTCAATCGAAAGCGCGCAAGCCTACGCTACGCGCCTTAGCTCGATCCAAGGCATGTCCTACGCTGTTATCCGCTCAGGGTCCTATTGGGCCGTGATGCTGTCAAACTCCACCATGGGACGCCCCGTTGCGTTCCGCACGCTTGGAAAGGTTGCATAAAACCATGTACTCGATCCAGAATTTCAAGTCTAAGAAAGCCCTAAGGGAAGCCGTGAAACAAGGTCCGGTCGAATGCTATCAGCCCGGACCCTTTGGTCCGAATGTTGCAGACGGAGACCATACGCTGGAAGGGCCGCATTACCCGGAAGCGCATAGGTTCTATGCTCGCGTCCGAGTCCAAGGCGGCATGATCGTCAAGGTGCTCTCATGATCCTCAAGCTTGAAACGTGGAAAGCGAAGGACGGCCGGACCAAGCCTAGGCTTGTCCTAACGCGCTTTCCCTACGCTTGCGGTGGGGCGTGCGGTGGAGTGTCCATCCGTATCAGAACCCACCGCTATGCTTTTGTATGGGAGTTTACCAAATGATCCCCCGCGTTAGGCTTTGGGTTGTCAAACTCTCTGACGGTCGCCGGTTCAACGTGCTGGCGCCTACTAAGCGCTTGGCGATTTTGAACCTGCGCGATCCTGCAAACCCGGGCGCATGGGGCTCGATTGATTCAGTTTGGGCCGTTAGAGCGCAACCCGCAACCCTTGCGGGCTTGCCCATGGTGTCCCTTGTG